CTCTCCATACCAGTCAAAGTCTTCTACTTCAATATCTATCTCGGGGTAGTTCTCTTTGAAGCGAATATTTATGTCTTCACCTTCAATTTCTTCAAAATCTACACATGCTATCCACTCTCCATCATGCATCTCTGTTTCACAGGTAGCAACTCCTACAAAGTTTCTGAACTCATCTTCATATGTCATTCTAGTATTGACACTATGACCACATTCCTTACTTATTGCTACTGATAAATACTCAAACATTGGAATTGGAGGACTCCAAGCACTGTAACCTGATACTGAGCAACTATCTAGGTCTTCTAGATGACACCACTTGGCTCCTACATTACTGCAATACCAATCCCATGAGTTATCTTCAGTATAATCGTTAGGCATAAAAGGTTGTTCATCTAGTTCTACGATTCCTCGTACTGTATAAGGCTCTTCTATGGTTTCTCCTGACCAGTTGGTGGTTACGGTTCTTTCCTCAGTTTTTACTATCTTCTCCATTACTTCAGCTTCATGCTCAGTAATGTTAAAATATACATGATTTGCCATTATATATCTCCCTCTGCTCTAACTTCTGAGCGTATTACTTCAAAGCCATTAGGATAACGCTTTTCTAGTTTGTTAATGTTCTCGTCCATTACTTCTTCGGGGGTAAAGCCAAGGGCTTTGCATCCCTGTACCCAATACCATAACACATCTCCTAATTCTCTTTTCATGTGAAATATCTCATCACTTGTGAACTGTGTATCGTTTTGGAATACTTTTTTCTTTACTACTTCAGCGAACTCTCCAGACTCTGCCATCATACCTATCAATGCAGTCATTAGTCTTGCCATGTCTATTTCACAGTCAATCATCACTCCATTTTGCATAGTGTGGTTTCCCATTAGTTTGTCTAGTCTGTCGCACATTTTAGTCGTATCTTTACTTGTTTCGGATGTGCACTGGTCTACGAACCTCGCATAATCATTTATCTTACTCACGCTACACCTCCACTGATTTCAGAGATGAACTTCTCTGCTTTTTGAAGTGCTTCCCACTTCTTTCTATCTAGCACTAACTCATCATCTCTCAGAAAGTCTCCGTTTTCTAACTTAATCCACATATGTAATGTGTTTCTTGCTGGACACTCACCTTGCCATGCTTGTTTAGTATCTGCTGGGTACTTTATTTCTTTTATGACACTTCCGTTTGCGAACATACCAATCGCATAGTGTCTATTGTATTTACTTGCCAATGTCTTTTACCTCTTTCTGTGGTATCACTTGATATGCACCTTTGTTATAAGCAATCGATACCGTGTATTGCTTTGATACTTCTTTTTTATACGAGTTATCCGTTGGTGTCTTATATTTTCCAATCGGCATACTAGGTATTTCACTCGCTTGTTTAAATTGTTTTGTTTCTTGCTTTGCGAAATTTGGTTTCGCTTTCTTACTTGCGTATAGTTTCTTTACTTTACGCTTACGACCATGTTGGTCATACATCATACTGCCTTTAATCATAGTATTCTCCCAAGTATAAAAACCTGTAGAATTAATACTAATACTGGCACTACTGTTCTAATCAGTTCCATACGATACTTCATATCTCGTATGTTCTGCTCTAATACTTTTGATTTTTTAGTCATCTTCTAACTTTAACTCCTCTGGCAATCTAATGCCATTTAATTCACATAACCTGTTGAGCATGATTTCATACTCACAAGTTAAATCTACTACCATATCGTTTAGTTCTGCCAAGTCATTTAGGCACAACTTTATTTCGTGTTCACACTCTACTAGTGCATCACGAAGTTTCTTTGCTTCGGTGACTGTGGGAAATTGTATTACATCTCCCATTATTTCCACCTCGGCAAGTTAAGTGCCACTATAAATAGTAGCACTGCTATTGCGAAATATACTTCGAAACCTAACATTATCTGCCCTGTCCTCTGTACTTCTTGAACGAACGCTTCTTGTTCTTGTTCATATTCAGACTAACTCTCTTGTGCGAATCGCCTTGTGATGTTTTCTTTTTTACACTAACATGCTCTGCTTTACTTCCCCATCTCATGATTGCACCTCTGGTGTTACCCACACTACCTCAACTTTGCGTCTTGCTAGTTCGTTTAGACACTTCTGTCTTTGTTTTGGTTTAGTTCTATCCTCGTTGATTACTTTGAATAGTTCTTCTTTTGCTACATCTTTAATGTAAAAGTGCTTGTCTTTCAACTTAGAAGCTTTCACTCCACGTTTGTACACTTTCTCACTTGGTTTAAATTTTGTCGGCATTACGCACCTCCTTTTAAGTCTAATTCTGTTTGTCTCTGCTTCAGAAAGTCACTAACTTTCTCAAACTCCTTTGTCTCTGCGTTCCAGAGATTGCCCTTTATAGGTCTTTGTTGGTCTACTGCATCTTTGATGCGTTGGTTTAGTGTGTCTACTAGGTGGTCGTAGATTACCTCTAGCATATACTCGTATGTTGGGTCTTCGATTGTATTGTAAGCATACTTCATACTTGCCATAACAAATGTTTCACTTACATCGTTGATGTCGCAAATGAACTCATCTTCGTCTTTCTCGAAAGCGTTCCAGTATGAGAGCGACTCTCGTACATCTTCAGTTGTCATTACGCCATACACTATTGCGTGATGATTGTCTTCCCAATTTGATAATTCTTGCCACATCATAATTTTAATCTCTCCTTTTTTAAATATAAGTATATTATACAGATGTTTGACCTGTTTGTCAAGAACTATATTTAATTATGTTTGGAATTTTGATGTTATGTTTTGGTGGGAATAAAAAAAGGCAGGTAAAGGATTGCTTTACTCTGCCCTAAAAACTCATCAATAGATTGGTTTTTGAGTGTCGCACATTGGTTAATTACTCCTAATGTACTTGCGATGGTAGTCTTACAGCTAAGAGTGTAGAGACTTAAGGATTACTAACTCATTCTTAACGAATGTAAGCGTTCTGTTCCATGTCGGACCGAAGTCCCCATCCGAAGATGCTGTTTCTTCCCACTAGTAGACGATACTGCTACTCGCTAATTAATATGCTCTCATTACTTGTTGGACTTCGTCTATCGACTACTGCCTCGCACACTGATTAATAAAGTTGCTAACTGCCCCCTGATACACTACCATTCATTCGATTATGTCTCGTTGCTCCACTTCTTCCCGACCCCTTGAGGTAGTACTGTATGTGGCGATTCCTACTCGATGGCACTGCTAACTGTTTACTATACGACCGAAGTCCGTTTCAACAATCGTCATCATGCAATTGGTTTGGTTCTATCTCCGCAGATTAGCGTGGAGTTTCCATTCTAACTCCTTGCCCTTGCTACTGATATTTAAAGTACGATATAGCGCTTCGTCTACGAGATAGTATGGTCATTATCTACGCGTCAATTACCTGTCGAAAAGTCTTGTTTAGGAATTACTCTTACGACTATGCTGTCCTTTCCGTTTTTACGATATGCTCTCGCTGTTCAGTTCAGCACTCAATGGTGGTAACTACAGCACTGCTTATCACTACATTCTTAGGTAATCCTACTCTCCACTTGACAGCTAAAGCTGAATCGCATGGCGTGGCTTACAGTAGATTTATTGAATACTGCGTTTCTCCATCCTCTCGGCACATATTGTACTGCCGGTTCGCTTCCCTTGTTTTACGACTATACTTGCGATACATCAGACAATGTCGAGTCCTTACTTTTTAAGGTGTGTCCGTGCTTGACCAATCACCATAGTAGAAAAGAACTCTCGTTTATTTTTTCGCTACCACTTTCAATCCCGAAGGAGTCTGGGTGGGTCACTGCTGAAACATTAATTTTTGCGATTTAATGTTCTTTTCTTTGTTTCTGAATATATATTATACTCAATGTCTAACCATTTGTCAAGAAGAATTTTGATTTATTTACTACTTGGTAGCAAATTCTTTAACTCAGTCCCAACGGGGTGTCTAATTTAAAGTTTTCTTCTTTTCTAAATATAAGTATATTATACAGACTTTCTTACCATTTGTCAAGAACTATTTAGGAGAACTTGAAAATACTTTACATTTTAAGGTGGCAGTTCAATTCGAATGAACCTTCGGAAAGTTAGGACAAGAGTCGAACTTGCTACTTTCTTTTTAGATGTGCTTCCGTAGTCACTTCCTGCTTTCCAGTTGCCACTTTAAAATGTGATGATTAGGTCATCACTCCAGTCTATAGGCGACTAACCCACTCAATAAATCTCATTAGGAGGTGGAGTGCAATTATGAACCCCACCATTCCTACGAGTTCCACTAGGAATTGATTGCGTCAACTAACTTCTGTAAGTCTTGCTTGCCTGCTTTCACTAGAGTCGGTACTTCAATGTCGAAGTGAGAAGCAATTGCACTGACGAGTTCTGCTTTAGATACTACAGGTTCGCCTGATTTAGTTGTTCTCGGTTGTGCTTGGTACACGCCCTCTCTTGATAATTTAGCAATGATACTTCTTGTAGTTTTGCCGAATTGCTGTGCTAATGAGTCGACAGTGTCTCTGTTTGGTTCTGCTGTGTAAGCTTCTACCATTTGTGCTACCATCTCATCTGTGTAATTTTTAACTGTTGTTGCCATGTTTTTGCCCTTTAATGTTTGTTTGTTTTTGTTTATAAATATATTATACTCAATGTCATCAAGAATGTCAATAACTTTCCAAAAATACTTTGCAATTCCTTTAGACTCTAAAGCGTTATCTTGCAGTAATGTTGGGGTTATCTCTTGTTCTCTCTTTTTCATAATATGTATATTATACGCGCTTTGTATAAGTCTGTCAACAATTACAGCGAATTATTTGTAATTTATCAGCAAATACTTCGGGGGCCGGGACGCGAAACCTGCTCGGGGTTTCCCCAAATTTCCCCAAAAAACGCAAAATAACTATTGACAACCCCGCCAAAGTGTGTTAAAATAGGATTAGCTCGTAAAAACATCGTTTTAGTACTTCACTTTCGCACTTTGGCGCAAGTAACATCGGTTTTGCACTTCGGTTTGGCACTTCGGCGCCCTTGTTGCGGGGTCTTACGCTGTTTTCCGTTGCTAAAGTGGTCCTGA